TCTTTGTTTTTATATTTTTTGTTATTAGAATTGTTATATGGATAAAGAATACGATTACACAAATCCAAGTCATTATAAATTAGGTAGTAAAGAAACCTTTGAAATGATGATTGATATTTGGGGTAGGGATGCATTTATTAAGCATTGTGAAATGACATCTTTTAAATATCGTATGAGAGTAGGAACCAAGCCAAATGAACCCATAGAAAGGGATTTATCTAAGGCTAGGTGGTATGAATCAAAAGCTAAACAATTAAGAGATGAAAAATAGATATTATAAATTAAGAGAAGAAGTTATTGGTGTCAGAAAAGAAATCAGAGAAGTAAGTGATATCATAGAGAAGTATTTAAATAAAGAAAAAATATTTCTTAGTGATATTAATAAATTAAACAAACTTTTAGGCTATAAAATACCAACAGAAATGACATCTGTTATTCAGAGTAAAGAATATATGTAATTTTTTCTTGTTTTTTTTGGTTTAGAAAGTCACCTTTAAAAGGGGTGGCTTTTTTTATTTATCTTTGTTAAAAAAAGATGTTTAAAGTACTATTAAATATAATTGAATCAACCGTACCATTAGCTGGTGAAGTTATAGAGCAAGTAAAAAGTCCCGAAGGAGGACAAGGTAAATTTAAATTAACACCTAGATTTGTTAAGCAAGTGATTAGACTTGTGGTGGCGGTAGGTGTTATATACATGGCAGTTACGGGTAAAATTGGATTAGACGAGGCGCAAGATATTATTAAACAATAGAATGAACGAATGGATTACTCAGCATTGGGCAGAATTGATGGCATTATTAGGAGTTGGAGCAACGGGTGCTGGAGGTTCAGTTGTGGGACATAAATATATTGATAAGCAACAAAACGCAACCTTGAAAAAACACGATAGTAGATTAGATAGTTTAGAAAAAAAAGTTACTGAAATTGAGGGTGAGGTAAAAGTTAATAGTACATCTGACCAACAATTTAGAAATGAAATAGGACACAGATTAGGTAGTATAGAGTCCTTAAATAATAAAATTTTAGAACATTTACTTAAAACAAAATAAAAATGGCAAAAATGAAAGTGAAGTCTGCTTTTTTACATGAAGGCAGAGATTATAAGGTTGGAGAAGTTGTTGAAGTATATTCAAGATCAGATCAACAACATTTGTTAAGAACGGGTCAAGCAGTAATGGAAACATTAAATTTTCCTAAAAAAGAAGAAAAGCAAGTTGTTCAGACCAAAGAATTAAAGATAGAGAAAGAAACAAAAGAAGAAGAGGTTGGTGATATTGATTCTTTAAGAATTAAGTATTCAGAAAAGTTTGGTAAAGAAGCCGATAAAAGATGGAAAGAATCTAGGCTTATAGATGAATTAGGAGATGATTGATTATACGATTGCAGATGCAAGCGGTGAGGCAAGTGGTTATTCATACTTGACCTTAACAGAAATAAAAAATTACTTAAAAGTTGATGCGAGTACAGATGATTCGTTATTAACTGATATGTATCATGCTGCTGCATCTTATATCGAAAGACAATTTAAGCAAACTTTAAAGAAGAGGGATATTGTTGTTCAATACGATAGTAACGAAAAATATATTGATTTATTATTTTGTCCCGTAACAACTTTAACATCTATAACATATGAAGTTAATGATGCTAGTGGAACATTTGATGCATCTTCTGATTATTCTAGTTTTGGATTAGCTGATAGTAGAGCAAGAAGTACGGTATTAAGCTTTAACAAAGGTTATGATACGGTAAATATATACTATACATCGGATGGAAGAAGTGTGCCTAGTGAGATAAAGTTTGCTACTCTTGCTTACATTAAGGTTATGTATGACAACAATAGAAATTTCTTTGACAAGGATACACCAACAATTCCTCCAACAGAGACAATTCAATTAATGTCACCATACAAACCTATCGTAATATAATGAGAGAAAGAATTGAAGTTAAATTACGAGAATATATAACAAGTACAACGGGACAAAAATCATTAGATACAAGTTCTGTTATTCTTACGGTATGGGCAGACATATATCAACGTAGAAACGATTTACAAGACCTTACGGGGACTCAAAATATTCTAGAGGGTGATTGGGTATTTAGAATAAGAAATCCTCAATTAGAAGTCCCTATATCAAAATCTAATTTTATTTTGTGGAGAGGTAAGGAATATAGTATTACCTCTATATCAGCACAAGAAGTTTATCAAAGAATGGTTGATATAAGTTGTCGTGTAATTGAATGAGTTTTAAAGTTACACATGATACTAAGAAAGTAATGCTAAGTGTCAACAGACAATTATTAGCTAAAAGAAAGAACGTAAATGAATCTTTAGCTAAGTATATTCTTAAAGTTGAGAAAACTGCTAAAGCCAATCTTATATCTAACGATTCTAATTATCAAAACGATTTGACGGGTAGCTTTAGAAAAGTGAATAAGTTAAACATGAAAAAAGGAGGTTATATACAATTGTTTGTTAATGCCTCATATGCCCCGTTTGTAGAATTTGGTACAAAAGGAAAATTTAAACCCGTATCAGAATTAGGATCATATCCTAGTAAATTTAAAGGCACAAAAGGAGAATCGGGTGATGTTACAAAAAGATTAACTAAGTATTTACAAGATAAAGGTAAGGAAGCATCTGAAATAGGAGGATTAATTCATAGTATGTTAACAAACGGTACTAAGCCTCATCCGTTTTTCTTCCCAGCAGTATTCAGTAATACGTTAACTTTACGGAACGGATTAAAAAAAGCATTAAAAAAGAAAAGGTAACACATGGCAACATTAACGGGAAATAAAATAAAGGATAGCTATTTAGGTTTACTAAAATCTATAGACAATGCACCATTTTCACCAAGAGCAGCGGGAACTTTTGTCCAAATTTCTGATGGAGGAGGTAATTCCTTACCTTTATATTTAGCGGTTAATGCAATTAGATTTTATGATGCTTACACATTTCCTAGTGCTGATGGTACGGTTAGTGGACAAGTTTTAAGTACAGATGCTAATGGCACATTAAGTTGGGTAACATCTAGTGATAACCAAACATTACAAGAAGTTTTAACTCAAGGAAACACAACTGATTTAGAGATAACTACATCTGCTCAATTTAATGGTGACATAAATGGTGCTTTGCTCCAAAAAGTAAAAGCAGCAGAGGCGTTATCAAAAGGTGATGTTGTATATATAAGTGGAGGTACGGGTGATAATCCCGAAGTAAGTAAGGCAAATGCTAGTGATTCTACCAAAATGCCCGCCCTTGGTATAATGAAAGAAAACCTTAACAATATTAACGATGAGGGTGAATGTATAACAAGTGGTGAGTTAACGGGATTAAATTTATCATCAAGTGGTACTATAGGAGATTTTGATACGGGAGATGAATTATTTGTAAGTTCCACAACTGCGGGTGGATTGGTTGATACTGCACCAACGGGAGAGGCTAATTTAATACAAAAGATAGGTAAAGTAATTAACGGGGGAAATGGAGGAGCATTGACGGTGCTAGGAGCATTTAGGACAAATGCAGTACCTAATTTAAATAGTGCTAAAATATTTCTAGGAAACGCTAGTAATCAATCAGTATCTGCTACAATTAGTGGTGATGCAACAATATCAAATACGGGTGTTATAGAATTAGCAACCGTACCCGTAACAAAAGGAGGTACGGGAGCAACAACATTAACGGGTATATTATTAGGCGATGGTACAAATGCCATATCGGGTATAACTAGTGCGGTTGATGGAAATGTTTTAACTGCTGATGGGAATGGAGGTTATGCTTTTGAAGGGTTACCCGTAAAAAAAACGGGAACAATTACCGTAGATGAATTAGCAGTATTTAACAATGCAGATGGTACGTTAAGAAGTGATTCTACAATATCCATTGATTCTAGTGGTAACATTACTTTTGATCAAGGAACAAATAATTATCTTATTGGTGGAGGTAATATAGCGGGTAATGTGGGTACGGGTAATGTAGGACTAGGGCATAATGTATTAATATCACAAACAAGTGGTAATAACAATATTGCTATAGGTTTTGGCGTTTTAGATGCTTTTGTGACGGGTGCATCTAATATTGCACTTGGAGATAATTCAATGGGATTATCAACGGGTGGTACTCGTAATATAGCTATTGGTAAAAATGCTTTACAAAATGGTGCGGGTAGCTATAACCTTGCAATTGGAGATAGTTCAATGTCAAGTGGTAACATAAGTGGTTTGCAAAATACTTGTGTTGGTTATACATCGGGAAATTCTTTAACAACGGGAGGAGGTAATCTTTTTATTGGAAATAATGCGGGTAGTTCAGTTACTACGGTGTCAAATAATGTTATTTTAGGATCAAATAATGGTAGTACTATAACAGATAACAACAACATTATCATTTCAGATGGTGGTGGGAATAATAGAATACAAGTTGATAGTGGGGGTAATGTGGGTACGGGTAATGTAGGACTAGGGCATAATGTATTAATATCA